TAGAATAGTGCTTGTTGTCTGCAAGATCCATGTGCTCTGTAGATACCCAAGTGTTATAGGTAACACCACCATCTATATGTTTGAATGTAAGTTTCTTATCTGTAGTACCCTTAACGATAACACCACCATCATGTGCAGCAGTATCAGAAGGACCAAGAGCATTTATTTGTGCCGTTCCATTACCAGTAACATTAGCTGATAGTACCGCAGTGTTATTTGTAATAGAAACGATTGTTGTTCCACCAGGTATTGTGATACCACCTGTAGAAGTCTGGACTTCCATGCCTGGAATCAATCCAAGTGTAGGAGTTATTGATGTAAGGTTAGCAGTACCATCTGTTACAGTAGCAGCGAAAGTTATACTTACAACAGCAGCAAGTTCGATTGCTTTGTCTGCCACTTCAATTACGTTAGATTTAATAGTAGTTGTTGTACCATTAACTGTAAGATCACCTTTAATAAGACAATCATTATTAATAGTTACATCTTTGTTTAAAGTAAGGTCAAAGTTTGCATCACCAGTCAACCAGTTCTCTGTACCAGAACCAATAACTAACTGCCTATCACCGTTAGCATTAGGTGGTTCAAAGGTTGCGTTAGTTTGGTTAGCATCATCAGCAGGACCAATCAGTACGTTACCAGTACCCTTAGCATTATAACCAGCATAGTATCCAATACATACGTTGGCATTACCTCCACTGAGTGTCTCTAATGCATTGTTACCAATGGCAACGTTCTTTTCTCCCGTAAGTGAAACCAGCAATGCGTCACGACCTATTGCAATGTTATCATCTCCGATTCCATTTGCTCGTAATGCACGATGTCCTAATGCCAGGTTCGCTGCACCAGAGTTAGTTGTGAATTGTGCTTCGTATCCAATTGCTATGTTCTGAGATCCAGAACTATTTCCATTCAAAGCCTCATGGCCTATAGCAACGTTAGTATTAACACTACTATTACCACGACCTATCTTAAATGGATCAGTACTTGTTCCAAACAGTACAAGGTCTGCGTTGTCTATATTAACAGTACCTTTAAGAAGAATGTTATCTGTAATAGAAGCACCAACTGTTAGGTCTTCATTGACTATTAGATTCTGATTAATTGTAAAGTCACCACCTGCTGCACCCATTGAAATAGCAGATGCTGCACCAAATGCAGTAACAGAAGTAGCATTAGTATTGAATAAAGAGAAACCAGTAGAAGTTGTTATCATACTGGTTAGTATGTTAGGACTAGTCTGGAATACAAGACGACCAGTACCAGTTGTATCACTAATCAAACCACGAATTTGTGTGGATGTAGTGGAAGCAAAGGTAGCAAGAGTATCAGATGTGTATGCTACGTTACCACCAGATCTAAAGTTTGCAGTAACAGCAGCAACAGCATTGTCTGTTGTTACAGTTAAGTCTCTCTGTAAATCGAGAGTCTTACCTGAAGCTATTGATAGAACACCAGAGGCAGTTGATGTAATTTGTAATCCATTAACAGATGTAGCAGTAGCAGCACCTAGTGTTGGGTTAGTACAAACAGGAGATGTTAAAGTCTTGTTAGTAAGTGTCTGTGTCTCTCCTTCCGTTACAAATCTATTAGAAACAGATCCATCCCATGATCTCCAATATGCACCAGACTCATACCATTCTATTCTTTGGTAAGCAGTTGTGTTTCCAGAACCATCAGTAGTTCTATTAAGTTGAATACCACCATCAGCACCACTTAGATTATTACCCTTTCTAAGTTCAATTAAATTATCTTCTACTTCTAAAGTGGTTGTATTTAAAATTGTTTGTGTACCATCGACAACCAAGTCACCTGTAATAGTAACTGTAGATCCGTTGTCAGTGATAAGACTGTCTGCTAACTGGAAGTTACCAGAGTCCCACTTCATTATAGTGTTACCTGTTAGGTTAGCAGCATTCTTTAACTGGAAATCTAAACCAGATAACAGAACACCATTAGATGCTGTCAATGAAGCACCAGTGTCACTGTTAACAGATGAAACTGTAATTGTTGTAACACCACCAACTGATGCCTGAGTAACAGTAGTTGCACCCGCAGCAGCAATTTTAAAATCGCCAGCAGTAACAGCATTAGAACCAGATGCTAATCTCGTTATGGTATCAGTGTCAACACTAGCAAGCGTAACGTCTTGTCCTGCCTGTGTAACAGTAACATTAGTACCACCTAAGATATTAACATCACCAGATACAAGAGTTCCAGCAGTTCCACCCTTAACACGAGTAACTGTGTTGGTAGAATCAAAAGTAATTGTTGGGTCGTTGTTGCCGTCTATACCCTGTGCTACGGTTGTTGCTCCAGTAGCAAGGAATGTGAAATCTCCAGAGGCATATGCCTGACCAGTTGTTGCTCTTACTCTTGTAATAGTGTCAACATAAGTTGAGCTGACATCAATAGTATTTGTTGCTGCGTTCTGCGTGACAGTGGTAGATCCACTACCAGAAATTTTCATCGCACCTGTCTGTGCAGCACCACCTTGAGCAGCTTGTAGTGTAGTTATAGTATCGGAATCAGGAGCAGAACCAGCAATAGTAATAACATCACCAGCTCTAACAATTTCCATTGCTACCGCATTGGAACCAGCAGGTACAGATCCCGGAGCACCAACAGCAAGTGTTACATCATCAGTTCCAGTTCCAGATCCACCAGCAGTTAACCGAATAATTTTTTGAGTAGCATTTAATCCATCAGTAGCACTGATAGCGTAAACAGTATTATCATTTGGAGTTATTACTGTACCACCTAATGATATCTGAGTTCCGTTAATACTTATAGATGAGTTTGATAAAGCAGCATTCGGAATATTGCTTAATGTATTCTGCGATCCAGATATGATTGCTGAAGTAAGAGTCTTATTAGTAAGAGTCTGAGTTTGTGTTAGATAAACATCGCCAGGACTACCCCACGACACCGCACTACCATCACTAGTCAGGTACTTACCAGAACCTGTGTCTGAACTGATAATAATATTATTACCCGACAGGTCTAGATTATCACCTGATACCAGTTCCTCTATTTTCAGAGAAACTTCATTAACAATCAATGGAAAACGATTAGCCATTTACATTCCCGATGGATACTACTGCTCTTGTTTATTTATGCCGCATAGAAAACAGTAGACCTTCTAGGGAAGCATTGACTTGGTTTAGTTGAGTCTAATCTTGGTCCATCTGTTGATCCTGTATCACATACTCCTGACGTAGGTCTTGGATTCTCTATGTGTAATTGTACGTTGGGACTTCCCTTCTTGCAAGTATAATCAGCAAAGTCACCAGTACCAAGATCAAAATCCATCTCGCCACTAATGGACTGTGATTGAATAAGTTTACTTACATCTGTATTATGAAATCTTTTTTTATTAGTAGCAAGTAAAGCTGCCACACCACAAACCTGCGGGGATGCCATACTAGTACCATTAATAGGATAGTAATAATTGTTACCACCATACTTACTATCAGCAAGTCCTATACCAGCATAGTCTCCAGTTATCACACTAGGATCTGCCCAAGCAGAAACAATAGCATATCCAGGAGCCCATACATCTACTCTAGGACCATAGTTAGAGAAAGTTGCTCTCCTCTGATCCTGATTATTACTGATAGCACCTACACATATGACACCAGTTGCTGCACCAGGACTAGATCCTCGATTAAAATATCTTGTTCCGAAAGCAGCAGTTACATAATTATTATACTCAGTGTCTGTAGGTAATGCTATATGAAAATTATCATTACTAGCAGCAGCAATAATGACAACTCCATCTCTAATAGCATCTTCTACATCAGCATCAACAGCAGCAACCCTACCAGGATACTGAGTCTTGTTTGCTCCTATTCCAAAATCCTTTTCTATACCAGGAAAATTCCAACCATTAGGTCCGGGATTACCTGAATTATATGTCACTCCATTGTATACAATAGATGTTATATCACTGATATCAAATCCAGTTGGCCAATCTCCACTATAATCAGCACCATATCCCCAACTATGATTAGTAACTGTAGGATTCCTACGTCCTGTAGTTGTGTTAATAGGTTTATGTTTATGAAATGCTCTTAGATAATCAAACAATGCCATGACTGGTGTTGCACTAGCACTAAGAACATCTAAGTGATAGATGTTTGCTTCTCTTGCCCACCCATAATGTCTTCCTGCTACAGTACCAGTTACATGATTGCCATGAAAAGCTGTGTTAGTTGCTTGATCAACATATGGATAACTACCTGTAGGTAGAGTGGTTCCATCATCATCTATACTAGTAACATAACTATTCAGATTATTATACCATTCATATTGCTGAAATCTTTGTTGATTTGTAGATGGACTAACCCACTCTTTACAATCAGTTGATACTGGATCATCACATATAACTACATCAACATCAGATCCATTATTAAATACCTCTACATTACCTGTCTTGGTATTAGATCCACCAGATCCAAAAGCATTCTTACCTCTTTCAGTAGCATCACCTGCCACCTGAATATGACCCCACTGAAAATCAGTAGCATTAACTGAACTACCAGACTTCATGAAAGTTCCGTTAACATTATATGGTAAGTTATTAATAAGTGCTAAAGGTCTAGGGAATAATCCTCTTTCTTCAGGTCTTAATTCTACAGCAAGCACCCTAGAGTCTTCTACCAACTGCACTGCCTGTGCATCAGTCATATAGTAGTGTGTGTTCCTACTAATAGGACGTTTTAAGTTTATCCGAAACCCATTGGATTCCATATCAGCATAGAATCCTTCTAAGTCTTCATATCTATGAAGAGTTACGACATATATTTTTTCCATCTTTAGTCCTCTAGTTGTATTACAGTAAGACCGACAGTTATTGCAGCAGCACCACCACTCTTATTAACAACCTTTACATATACATTAGTTGATGGTGTTCCATCATTATTAAATCCAACCACACCTGGAGTTATTATTTGAGTCTGACTACCAGTAGTAATTACCTCAGCAATTACTCCACTACCAGGAATAGGATCTGTAGTCTCACTTCTAAGTGCATCATTAGTTCTAGCAGTAGTATCTGTATAAAGAGTTACCCATGCTGCTGCTGATGTATAAATCTTAAGAAGAGCATACGATTTATATGCTACAACTGTTATATCACCTGATGCATTGTTAGCAATAGATGCAGTTGTTGCGGTATATTGTGCTCTAGTAGATAAACTAGAAGGAGAATCAATCCAATTTGTTCCTGTAACAGTAGAAGAGAGAATTTGTCCTGCACTTCCAACAGATGTACTTGCATCTTTAAGAGTACCAGTAACTTCTAAGTTAGTACATTTAATAGGATTAGCACCACCAGCTCCGTTACCAACATCACCAGTTAAGTCACCAACAAATCCACCAGTAGCAGTAACTGATGAATCAGTAGCAAATGTACCAGCACCATCTATAGTCAGACATGATAGATCACTAAAGTTTCCTATCTGAAGTGCGGTTATACTAGTTCCATCAGAATTAGGTCCGTCTGCTCTACAAACTGCACCTCCACTACTATCAAATTTCCATCCTATACTAGCAGCACCAGCATATACTCCAAATCCACCAGGAAACCAACCTGATGTTTCATCAATCATAGTCTTAGTTATTCCACCACCATTACCATAGATATACTTACCATTTAGATTTAAATTACCACCAAGTTCAGGTGTTGTATCTGATACTACATCAGTTATATAACTTGCAGATGCGTGATTACCCCAACCAAATGCAGTGTCCCAATTACCAATCTTTGTATTGGTAACATTAGCAGCAGCAGATGCACCGTATACTGGATCAGTTTCTGTGAATGATGTAAGATATCCACCACTAGCATGATTACCCCAACCATATGCTGTGTTCCAATTGGATGAGTTACCACCACTAGCAGTAATAGATCCAGAAACAGTAATTCCCGTTGTGGTCGTCTCTAAAGTAGGAGAAAAATCATGGTATATTTTAACTGAGCCATTGTCAGTACATTCAATATATGGTTCATTACCATCTTTGTTTTGAAGAACAAGACTATCAGCACCAATTTTTAAGACAGAAGTTGCTCTCTTATCTCTAATTAATGATTCAGTACCACCGCCCTTAAGTTCCAGATCACCACTATATCCTAAGACTATACTTGTATCATCAGACAGTAGTAAATCATTATTAGTTTTATCCCACAAGACATACGGTGCTCCATTATTTCCTGCACCTGTTCCAGTACCTGTGAAAATAACATTAGTACCAAACGAAGGACTACCAGATGTTACTGTACCACCTCTAGTAATTACAGACTGTAATGTATCTGTTTCAGCAGAAAGGTATCCAGTAAGATCAGCAGGTGTGAATGTGAATACACCAGTTCCATTATTATATGCAAGTGCTCCACCACCTGATGCAGCAGCAGTAGAAGTAGAAAGATCTGTTAATGCTATACCACTACCAGAAGCAGAAGTAAGATCAGTTCCAGGAGCCCATTCAGATCCATCCCACTTTAATACTTGTCCTGTGGAAGGAGCATTGGAAGAAACATTTGATAAACCACCAAGAGCAATAGCAGGTATTGAAGTTATGTAACCAGCACTAGCATGGTTACCCCAAGCAAATGCTGCATCCCAAAAACCAATTTTTGCAGTAGTAACTCCAGCAGCATCACCAAGTGATGTTAAGTATCCACTAAGGTCTGGTGGGGTGTATGTAAATTCTCCGTTACCACCATTATACGACAAATTACCACCGCCACTAGCAGACGCAACAGTCGCACTAGATGTAGGTGGTATAGTAGGTTTATTGAGTATAGCTTGTATACCACTAGTCGCTGTCCAATCTGATTGGAGTTGCGGAGCAGGTATAGTAGGCTTGTTGGTTAAATCCTGATAGTTTCCGCTGAAAGGAGTCTTCCATTCTATAGTTGTACCATCAGAACTAAGTACTTGTCCTAGTGTTCCAAAAGTTCCTCCTGCCTGGAGTTCTTTGCCAGCAGGAATATTCAGACCTTCTTTCAGCTCTATTGGGGAGTTATCAGCGTAATTGGCAATCTGATTTGCAAGAATTTTTGACATACTTCTAGTCCTGAAGACAGTTTCTCTGAGCTAGAAGTATTTATGTGTATACTAAATTACCTGCTACGATACTCCTACCATTACATTGGTTAGGTGGTACATAATGTTCAACCCAACCAGGAAATATTATCATCATCCCTTCCATAGGTCTTATTCTCTTACGAATCTCTCTGAATACTATAGGTGATGAACCTGTTGGTGTATTAACATAATACACAAACGCCCAATCATTATGGATATGATTATGAAACTTTTGAAAATGCCCTTGTTGATATACCTGACCCCACAAATCTACTAACTCAGTGGGTTTATCAATAAGACTCTGTGCATACTCTGCAACTGTACAAAATTCTTCTACTTTAAAACAATCCCACTTGGTCATCAGTGCTCCCTTATCTTTGTTAACACTGTTGTCACATATAATTCTATGCAATACTGAATTCAATTCTTTAGCATGTGGATACATGTACGCTTGTACTTCACCTAGATCCAACCCACCATAAGAAAAAATTCTATTCATCTACATCTATCCACTCTTCAATAGTACCTGGAATAATAAACTGAGACGCTGCTTTCACAGCGTCATCAAAGTTTAGAAAAGGTCCAGTCTCCTCATCATTATAGTTGTAATAATATTCCCCCAACCTCTCTTCAACTATAAACTGATTGATTACTCGATCACCATTGTCCAAGTTTTCAATCAGTCTAAAGTTGACAGGATTAGGATATATCTGGTCCTTTATCGTCATCTTTCTTATCACCGAATGTAATAATATCATCACTAGATGCACCCCACACACCAGGATCTGGTGTAAAGGTTACAGTAGGATCTGTCGTATTCAAAGTAATGTCTGGAAATTTAATAAGATTATCCAGAGCATCCATATCTCCACCAGGTCTAAGGTGATTGGAATCTAATGTAAAATCCCACTCTGCTTTATTCCTATAGTAATCATTCAAATTATCCGTCTTTCTAACAGGTGTGCAAGCAAGAACATCCTTAACACTATTCAAACACTCAACCAACATACTAAGATTCTCATCGTTTCTCTGTTCAAGTGACTCAACGAATGCTAATCGAAGTTCTTCTTCAGCAGCCTGAAGATGTTTTCTAATATCGTTACAAGACATATGTTTATACCACGAATGTTGTTAAAAATGCATAACCGATTAACCAAGCACACAATCCACCAATGACTTTATAGTATTTGCGGATAGGTGTACCAAAGTATTGTTGTCCTATCATAAGACATTTATGTGCTGGTGACAAGAGGTATCCTGAATACTCTGTTGATAGAAACCAAACAAGATATTGAGGACCAAAGATCACCACGAGAGCAGAGGTCATACCAGCATACTTACCTGATGATCCCATGATCCATGCTGCAACAGTTGCAACAATAGAAACAGGAATAATCATAGAAGGGTCTGCACCCTTAAGGTATTCCATAACTGGTCCTTTGATCTGACCAACCACTCCACCTAAAGCAAGAACGATAGTTGCGATGATCGCAAACTTACCATCAAGATACTTGCCCCACTTCCAATCCTTACAGATGATACTATAGTAACATGCCATAGCACCAAACCAAGGAAAGAAAAATATAGCACCAGACTTGCCAGTTGCAAGCAGGAACCATAGTGTTGCAATGAAAGGAGCCCATCCTCTCAATGCTCTTATCCAATTAAAATCTCTGATGTTACTCATGTCAGGCACAACACTCTCAGGATCAACCTTAGAGAAGATATACCACCATGTATAACCAAGAGTTATCACTAAAGGTATGAAGACGTATCCTAAAAATACACCATAACTAACACCCATAACTGCCATAGGAAGTACCACTGTCTTTTCAAGTGGACTCCACCAATAGTAATGGTGTGTAGATAAGTAATCTATTATACCATACGCACTTCTTTTCTTTTTGTCAGGTGGTGCTATAGCATCTAGTAGTGGTGCAGATAAAGCAACACGACCAGGTATAGGAAGTATTCCACCAAACAAAGAAGTAAGTAAGATAAGAACTCTATTGTCCTTAACATACCTCTTCATCAATGAATACACATCATCAAGTACATGATACTGGCGAATGAATCCACCAAGAATCATTATTCCAAAGATGTAACCCATATAAAGTTCGTTCTTTAAAATAGATTCAATCATAGTGTGTTCATTATATACTAGTAAATTATATTTGTCAAGGTTTAGATGTCACAAACTACATCATCAAATTTCGAGACATCAGTGGCAATGTACTTACTGCCATCCTTCCTAGTTATTAAGAAATCCATACCGCCCTCAATCTGAGTAGTATATTTGCTAGGATCTTCCTTAAATTCCTCTTCAGTTACTTCGATCATCATTATACTGTACAGCAGATGTTTTTTTCTTGCATATATCTGATGGATTCTTTAGTTCCACCAAGATTTTCACCATTTAATACTACTTGAGGAAAGGTTGCATCTTCTCCAAACTGTCCATAGAATGCTTCTTCACTAAAATCTTTACCGAGTTTATATTCAGCATAGTTTAGTTCCGAGAGACCTAATACTTCTATAATCTGTTTGCAGTGTTTGCATCCTTCCTTAGAATAAACAGTGAAATTTTTCATAGTCCTTGTTTAGCAGCGAGATAGTCTTTGTTAAAGAGATCTAACCCTTCGCGGGTTAGGACATGATTGTACATACCATTAAATGTTTTAACTGGTAGTGTACATACGTTTGCACCATACTCAAATGCTCTGCCTACATCTCGTACATTTCTGAGAGATGCAGCAAGTATCTGTGTCTGTACATCATGCCTACTATATGTATTAGCAATATCTTTTACAAGACATAACCCACCAAAAGAATTATCATCCACCCTTCCTACGAAAGGAGAAACATAGGTAGCACCCGCCTTAGCAGCAAGGATTGCCTGTGTTACAGAGAATACTAATGTAACATTTGTAAGGATACCATCCTCAGCAAGTTCTTTACATGCCTTCAGTCCTTCAACTGTACAAGGCACTTTGATTGTTACATTCTCACTCAGTTCGTAGTAAGGTTGTGCTTGTTCAAGCATCTCTTCAGCAGTCTCAGCGACCACCTCAGCAGAGATTGACTCAAGGTTAGGACACCTCTCACGAATCTCCTCAATTACATCTGCTTGCTGTCTACCTGATCGCAGAATCAAAGTAGGATTTGTTGTGACACCATCAATTAGACCAGTCTTATAACCGTCTATAATTGAATCAACATCTGCGGTGTCTAAAAAGATTTTCATTTTTGTTCATTAAGAGGTTCCATTTTCAGGAACTGTTCATTCAAATTATAAAACAATTTATAGTTTGTTGTGTTAACCCAGTATCCAACGATGTCGTTTCCATCACAATGGAATCCATATCCAGTAAGAGGTTCATTCACACCATCGATCTTAAAGGTTTTGCTACCTCCTCTTTCTAGGTAATTGTGAAATTTCTCATCAAGATTTATCATCGTTCCTCGAAGGTTATTTTTCTAACTTTACGTTGGCGACGTGCCTCCTGATATTTTAGATCATCTGAGGAGAGCAGAGGTTTTTTCTTAGGATTCTTATCAGAACGTAACATAGTAACCATAGACAAGTCATTGGCTGATACATTATCACCACGAATGGTGGTCATGTTAGAGCAACCACATGTCCTTGTCTGTGTCTCATGTCCTATTAATTCTTTGCCGCAGGAACGGCATTGTACCTTTAACATTCTTCTTCAAAATAATCTTTCCTGTAGTAACGTCCTAAGATGTTACTATTATAATACATCGGACTCCCATCGTCAAGCGTCTCACTCAATACATTGTTTATAAAGAGCTGCTTGGTCTCTGCATAGTTGGTTCTTCCCGGTGTTGCATGGAGGGATAAGATTTCTCTTCTAAAAGCGTCTCGTCCAAGCTCTTTAACGTCTTGCTTAAGCTCCTTAGAACTACCGTAGTAGCGTTTCCAGTCACTCTCAGACGTAACTTTGCGTTTCCCACCTCTAGGCTTTCTACGACTGGTAAAGTACTTGCGTCCGATGTACTGCTTCCCAGTTTGTAAATTTGTAATCCTGTAGACAAAACCGAACTTGCCGTTAATGTCGTCAGAAGTAAAAGCTGTACCCTGATAGGTCCAGGGGTTTTCATAATCTCCTTCAACCACTGAGGTCTTTGTGGTGGTTTCCATCCCATAATTTTCATTTCACTAGCTCCTATTTATAGTTACTTCAATACTGTCATCATCCATCTCCCATTCCTCTTCGATGGAGCATCCATTCTCTTTAATAGTATCATGTACTATGTCTCTTGCATCTTGTTGTGAGATACTAGACTTGAAAACATCAGTCCCAGTCTCATCGGTTACTCTTCCGTCAGGATAGATAATAAGTTTATTCATATTTGTTATTCCATTCTAGAAATGATGATTGACAATCGGGTGGTTCAGGGTCTTTATAACCCTTCATCTTCTTCCACTTATTGTGGAGAGCACCCATGATCCATGACTGAGATAGACTCTTAGGACCATTCTCAAGCAACTCTAGTTCTTTCTTGCTGCTTGTATATGCTTTGTATTCTTCTCTCCAATTGGAGTCATCATAGGTCATAGTTTAAAACCAGCAAAGGTATCCTTCTGGACATCCTGCTTGATACTACCAACAACATAAGACTCTACTTCAGTCTCTTGTGGTGCTACTTGCATCCCCTTAGAGGATAACCAGTGTGCAGTCCATGGTAATGGGTTGTTAGAAATAGGAGTGTCGAAGATTGCATTAAGACCTATAGATTTTAACCTACGATTAGCAGTCCATTCAACATACTTTTGCAAAAGTTTATCATTCAATCCAATGATCGATCCATCTTTAAACAAATACTCTGCCCACGACTTCTCTTCTTCAACTGCTTTACGGAACATCTCATAGACATTCTCCTCCTCTTCCTTGATAATATCAATCATATCAGGATCATCACCTTCTCTCCACTTGTTTATTATATTCTGCGAGACAACCATGTGTTGTGACTCATCTCTGGCAATAAGGGAGATGATCTTTGCCGAACCTTCAAGTAACTTAAGCTCGCCAAAGGCAAAGCTACATGCAAAACTAACATAAAAGCGAATACCTTCCAGAATGTATACATTAGCAATTGCTTTATAAAGTGATCTTTTTAATTCCTTACGTGTCCATTCAACAGATGGAGATCCTTGTGAATCTCTTCTCCACTGATTACTATTACCCCACTCCTGTGCATAGTTAATAAAGTCATCGTATGCTTTAGTCACTGACTGAGCACGAGCAAGAATATGATCATCATCTAAGATATGATCAAACACATCAGAAGGATCTGCATACACATTCTTAATGATGTGAGTATATGATCTGCTATGAATCATCTCCATAGTCTGCCATATATTCATACAACCTTCAAGTTCAGGTAGTGAACAGTACGGTGCAAATGCAAGACCAGGACCACGACCTTGTACAGAGTCCAAGAGGATCTGGTACTTGAGATTTGCTGTAAAGATATGCTTCTGTGCTGGATTTAACAGTTGATAGTCTGCTCTATCCTTCTGAAGTGATACCTCTTCAGGTCTCCAGAAGAATCCTAACTGTGTCTGTGTCAACTTATCAAAGATAGGATACTTAAACTTATCATATCGTTGAACTCCTAGTGGAGGACCAAAGAACATTTGTCCTTTAGTTGTATCAACAGTATTTGTATTGAATACCGTCATACCAGTAATTTCAGATTGCACAGCTGTCACAGGACTCCTCCTCAGATTGGAATATTTCGTCAATTAAATCATGGATCGCTTCTTTAGGATCCTGTTCATCATGCCACCCTATTGGATGAGATGGTTCATCAACATCAGATTTAGAATCGTATGTGTTTTGATAGTAAGAAGTCTTCCAACCATACTTGTAGGTTGTTAGTAAGTCCTGTGCCATTACACTGACAGGAACTTCAGAGTTCTCATAATGCTCTGGATTATAGGACCAGTTTCCAGAAATTGCTTGATCGAAGAATTTCTGCATAACAGCAACAACATTAATATACCCAGTATTGCTAGGCATATCCCAAAGAAGCGTATAGTTATTCTTAAGGGTTGCGAACTGCGGGACAATCTGTTTGAGAGGCCCCTTCTTAGACTTCTTCGTTGAGATAAGATCTCTGGGTGGTTCAATGCCATTCGTAGCATTACTGACGACTGAAGATGACTCGGATGGCATCTGTGCAGATAAGGTGCTATGTCGTAGACCGAATTCAACAATGCTTTCTCGAAGTTCTTCCCAGTCATAGTTAAGTTTATTCTCAACCAATTCATCTACGTCTTTTTTGTAAGTGTCGATTGGGAGGATACCTTCTGCATACTTGGTGCGATTAAAATATTCGCACTGCCCTTTTTCTTTTGCAAGTTCGTTACTTGACTTGAGCAAGTTGTACTGGAAACTTTCAGACAAGTCGTGGACAAGTTTCCATGCTTCTGGGTCGTCATACTTTACTCCGTTCTTTGCTAGGTAGTGTGCTAAACCAATGTATCCTACACCAAGAGAACGTCTTGCAATAGTACTTTTCTCTGCTGCATTAACTGGATATGTTTGATAATCAATTAACTCTTCTAATCCACGTACTGCAAGGTCACAGAGTTCTTCCATCTCCTCTAAGTTTCTTATCTTACCGATGTTAACAGCAGATAGAATACACAATGCTATCTCACCATCAGTAGTATCGATATGATTGATAGGATCTGTAGGTAATGTGATCTCCTGACATAGGTTACTCATGTTAACCTTGTCCTTGAAGGATGAATGCTCATTGCAGTGATCTATATTCATGATATAGATACGTCCTGTCTCTGCCCTCTCCTTTAATAGATCCAAGAATAGTTCTTGTGCTCCAATAGTCTTTCTAGGGATGGTCTCATCCTCTTCATACTTTACGTATAGATCGTCAAAAGATGTAGTACCAAAACTATCATAAAGCCCTGGAACATCATGAGGACTAAAAAGCGAGACCTCTGAGTTAGAAATGAATCGTTCATAAAATAATTTGGAAATCTGTATACTGTAGTCAAGTTTTCTAACCCTGTTATCCTCTGTACCTTTATTGTTCTTAAGGACAAGGATGTCTTCTATTTCTTGATGCCAGATGGGGAAGTGGACTGTTGCGCTTCCACCTCTGATGCCATTTTGAGTGCAACATCTGACAGTCGCTTCAAATTTCTTGAGAAACGGGACGACACCCGTGTGTTGAACTTCGCCGCCTCTGATTTTGCTGTTGATACCCCTGATTCTACCTGCGTTGATACCAATTCCCGCCCTTTGGCTAACGTAGTAACCAATAGCCATGTCACTGCTGAAAATGCTGTCAATCGTGTCATCAACATCAACGAGAACACAGGATGCAAATTGTCGTAAGGGAGTTCGCACCCCTGCCATGATTGGTGTTGGGATGTTGATTCTGTGCTTGCTGATTGCGTCGTAGTATCTTCTGACATAATCGAGTCGTTTTCCTCCATCGTAGTTTCTGAATAGTGTGGCAGCAATCATGATATACATGTACTGCGGTGTCTCATATACCTTTCCACTGCTTCTATCCTGTACCAGATACTTATCTGCTACCTGACGTAGACCAGCATATGTGAATAAAAAATCACGAGAATGATCAATCCAAGAATTAATCTTATCCCACTCCTCTGTAGTATATTTACCAAGAATCTCTCCGTCATATATACCACGCTCTACACACTTCTCTGCGTGGTCTAATATATGTGGATGACCTTTGACCCATTCAGACCCAAACACCTGCTTTCTAAGAGAAAATAGGAGCAATCTAGCAGCAGCAAACTGATAGTTAGGATGGTCTATATCTATCAGATCACTAGCGGATCTAATAAGAATCTCTTGAATATCAGAAGTAGATATTCCATCAAAGAATTGAAGACCTGAATTCATTTCTATCTGAGAGGCACTCACACCGCTTCCCAGACCTTCACAAGCTTCTTCTGTCATCTTATGAACCTTATCCAGGTTTAACAGTTCAATCGAACCATTCCTCTTCTTTACTTTGGTGTCAGTACCATTTGTCATACTTTTTTCCAGTCGTTTAATTTTAAATTTGCTTCTAATTTTTGATATACATTAGATTCTACCACCTTTTGCACATCATGTCCAGCAAGGTGCATGTCGTTTATGTCCTTTTGCTGTATATTCTTAGGCCATATCACGACCTTATCTCCTCTGTCAACTGACTTTGAGATTCTGTTGACGATTTCTCTGTTACGTGGTTCATTATCATAAACCCAAACACTATCGC